TGGCTCACTGTTCTGATATGTTTACCAAGTGTTCTGGTATCTTCACATCGTGGACAAGTGTTAGATATAAGGCTCGGGCAGCGCCCTCGGTCTTATACCAGCGGAAGTAAAGGGTTCCGTACTCAACCCAGTCGACGCGGTAGCGTCTCAGCTTTTCTACTTTCATAGTTGCCTCCGGTAGAGAGGGCTGGGGCCGAAGCCCCAGCCGGTTGAGTTACAGAGTAACGATGTTATCGTTGCCCTTGGCTACAGGTGCGTCAGGGTTGACTAGGTCAAGCCTTGGCTTGCCCCACTTGCCAGCTTTGAGCACTGGCATGTGGCCCGCTTTCAGCGCTTGCTCCATCTGCTTGGCGGTCAGATTTTGGCCGTCGGCCAGCTCCTGATTCACGCCCTTGATGTAGAAGCTCCAGCGATCAATCGACGCCTTGTGCTTTTTAGCGGCCTCGACCACTAGCTGTGCGACTTGAGCCGCTTCGCCTGCGGAATACTTTCCGCCGCTAGCCTTAGCAAGGCTGATTACACCTGTTTCTTTGTTCAAACGAACATCGAAACGCCCTTCAAAGATACGTGCGTTCATTGCACTTTCTCCTATACCCACATTGTCAAACAGCGTGGCGGATGTGGGCTTCCCCGCCCGCCGTCGTTGCCGTCATCAGCAACAACTTCATACAAGCATAATTATACCTAGATGTAAAGTTACAGCGTTTTGCCTAGGTTTTCTCAGCGTTTACGCGCTGTTTGTCGTTCATGTTTTGTTCTTTTGCATACGCGCAAGCAGGGGGGCACATGGATTATTTTTTGCAACCCCCCGCCTATATAAGTAAACCTCACATAACAAGAGCCGAAAAAACAAAGGTGTAAAGTTTGCACGAATGCTTGACAGCCCCGTAACTTACACCGTAGAGTCTGGGTATGGATACGTTACCATTGAAACATACTAAGTGGTCTGACCGTCTTGCCTTTGATATGGCCTTGATGCTGGAAGGTAGCGGTGAGACTTTGGATGAAGTTAAAGATCGCCACAACATTACGGCGGAACAGTTGCTTGTGTTTAACAAGGACACTGTGTTTCTGAAGAAAGTTGAATCCTACCGCGAGGAAGTCCGCGAGAAGGGTATGACGTTCAAGCTTAAAGCCAGGGCACAGGCAGAAGAACTCCTGACAACAAGTTGGACGCTGATACACAGCCCAGATGTGTCCGCAGCTGTAAAAGCAGATCTTATTAAGTCTACAGTCAAGTGGGGCGGGCTAGAACCCAAGAACGAAGTAAGCGCGGAGGGAACAGGTGGCGGAGTTAAAATTACAATTAACCTCGGGGGTCAAGACCTCGCAGCGACTGTCGTTGATCACGAACCTATTGACGAAGTTTACGGAGAAGGACAAGGGTCAGAAGATGGCCACCTTCTCGACGCTAGATGAATGCGAGCGGTGTGCGGCGGTGTTGTCGCAGCTGAACGTACGATACAAGCAGAAGATTCGGAGGAAAAAGAGTATCGAAGAACCTTACGCAATAGTACTCCTCGACGATCCGTCTCTTCTGCTTGCCCAGACTGAAGTGTCTGAGCGATGTCCGCATTGCGGAGAACACACTACAGATTATAAGTGGTGTAAGTTTTGCGGGGATATAACACATTTGGATGAGTATGAAGATGCAGCAAAGAAGCAGGGTTGGCCAGGTTAAGAACGCAGCCAACATGACAGTAGAAGAATTTTCGTTAGAGCTTCAGCGTATAAAGCATAGGGCGTTGTTTATTGATACAACACCTACAGGCAGGGAAGCTGCTAAACGTACGCGTAGCTATATGAACCAAAAGCGAGGGAAAGCTATTGGCTCTAGACATTGACTTTACACCAGCGCGAACTGCTGCGAACTTTATGAGTTCGGATGCAAAGATGCGTGTACTTATGGGGCCAGTCGGGTCAGGTAAGTCTGTGGCGAGCTGTTTTGAAATTGTCCGCAGGGCATCACAGCAAGCTCCAGGTCAGGACGGGGTGAGACGCTCCCGTGCCGCTGTTGTTCGTGAAACCGTTCGTCAGCTGACTGATACGACCATTAAGACGTTTCTCGACTGGTTCCCGCCAGGCCCGTGCGGTAATTTTATGCGCACGACCAAAACATATTTCTTTAAGGTAGGCGATGTAGAGTGCGAGATTATGTTCCGCGCACTTGACGACGCTGACGATGTCGCAAACTTGAACTCTCTTGAACTTACGTTTGCATGGTTCAACGAGTGCAGGGACATTAACTCCGAGATTGTGGACGCGATGTCTAAACGTATTGGCCGTTTTCCTTCTGCAAAGGACGGCGGGCCAACATGGTTCGGTATGTGGGGCGACACCAACCCGCCGACTATGGATACTTGGTGGTATTACCAGATGGAAAAGCTAGATCCTCAAGACGGGGTCAGCCACAACGATAATGGCTGGGATGTGTTCAAGCAGCCATCCGGACGTAGTATTAACGCAGAAAATGTGGAGAACTTACCCGATGGATATTATGACACCCAAGGGCGCAGTGAAGAATATATCAGGGTCTTTATTGACGGAGAGTACGGACTCAGCTCAGCAGGACAACCCGTCTACAAGTATTTCAGACCGGACTATCACATGGCTGACGAGACTCTCAGTCCTATTCTCAATGGCGTGCGTCCTGTCGTTGTTGGTATGGATTTGGGGTTGACACCGGCAGCGGTTATAGGGCAACAAGACCCTCGCGGGCGAGTGCTAGTGCTCGATGAGGCAGTGTCTTTTGATATGGGCATTCAGCGTTTCGTCCGCACCATACTTAAACCAATGGTCTATGAGCGATTCAGCGGGGCACCCATATTGGTAATAACCGACCCTGCTGGTATCCAGCGTGCGCAGACTGACGAACGCTCAGCAGTTGACATCATCAAAGCTGAAGGATTCCGAGTCCTGCCAGCCAAGACAAACAATGTGTCAGCACGTTTGTCTGCGGTGGACGACTTCCTTATGAGGCATGTCGATGGCGACAGCGCGTTCTTACTAGATCCTAAATGTTCTCATCTCAAAGCTGCTATGATGGGTGGGTACAGGTTCCACCACAAGAATGGCACGATTGACAAAAACAATCATTCACACATTGCTGAAGCTTTACAATACTTCATGCTGCATGTAGCTACAGCTGGTGAAGGCTCAGTCATTCCCGTACGTCGAGATATTAAAAGGGTTGCAGCAGCAGGCTGGACTTGATATTGTCCAAATGTCATTTCGTGACACCTTCATAGTTACCAACCTTAAACCTCCCACGGATTGCCCCCGTGGGGGGTTTTTTCTTGACTTGTACAGGAACTTGTTGTCATGTATAAATAAAAGTGTACACTTACTGCAGGAGTGTGAATATGCACAAAAACGGAATGCCTTGCGGCTGTAGCAAACCTTACGTCGTCTATTCGGATAATTCGAAGATGGACACTAGCGGCATGGCTGAACGTAAAGTACAGAGCTATAGAAACGGTGGGGCTATTCTTCCTGCAGCGCGTATTGACGGTGATGTGTTTGTTAGGGCCGCGCAAGCAGTAGGACTACCTACTAATAGGGCGTCTCTTAATCGTATTGTAAATTTAGTGAATCAAGGTATGACCCCTAACCAAGCTGCAAAGCAACTAGCGGAAGTTCGCAGCTACAAATCAGGCGGTTATGTTTACACTGACGCAAATGATCCTGATACAATGACTGAAGATAAGGATCGTGAAAAGGAGATGTACTGATGGCTAAAGTAATTGACACCCGTGGTACTGACGGTAGAGGTATTAGGTACACGGCTTACGATACAAAGCTTGTTGATTACGCTAAAGCACCAGCCTCCGGTATTGATCCAGATAGAAGATTTAAGGTTGGCAAACCTAAAACTTTAGAAAAGCCAGGAAACGTAGAGTATTTTGGCGAAGAGTTTAAAGCAGAAGCTGAAAAATTAGCTAAAGAGCGTGCAGCTGCATACCGACGCCGCCAAACAAACGAATACATTAGAACAGGTGCAGCTGCACCTGGCGATATGATTAGCGAAGCTACATCAGGCGTAAAAATTGGACAGCTCCGTACAGAAGGGTTTACTGCTGCAGATCGTGCACAAAAACAAGCTGGACGCCAGCAAAAGATTGAGCAAAACCGTGCGGATCTTGTTGCAAAAGGGCAACAGCAGCTAACTAATTTTGCTACTGGCCTTACTTCAGGCAATCTTAGAAAAGCTAGAAAAGCTTTTCGTAACCTAGCGGGTACTGCTGCGGAAGGCTTAACTACTTTTCGTAGCAGAAAAGACGATGACGGGGGTATTGCCTAGTGCTTAATGTTGTAAGTAATTCAGAACTCCGTAAGCGCGAAAAAGAAATCGTAGACAAAGAACTCGCTGCTCGTCAGAACAACGCTGTTGTTTTGGGGCTAGCTTCGCACCTTCGTGAGTGCTGGGACGCTGCGCGTCAAGCCAAAAAACCTATTGAAAACATTATGCTACGTGGACTACGTCAGCGTAACGGTGAATACGAAGCTGACAAGCTATCTCAGATACACGAGCAAGGTGGCTCAGACATCTATATGATGATTACTGAGGTTAAGTGCCGTGCAGCCGAAAGCTGGCTGCGCGACATTTTGTTGGACACAGGTACCCCTCCTTGGGATCTAAAGCCAACACCTATTCCAGATCTATCACCTGAGCAAACAACTGAGTTGCAGGCTGCGTTTGCTGCAGTTGTTACTCGTATAGTTGAAAATGAAAAGCGTGCGCCAACAGCCGATGAGATGGTTGAGCTAAAAGAAATGGTAGGCCAAGACTACCGCTTTAAGCTATTAGAAGCTGCAGACAATCGCTCACAGAAGATGCGTGTAAAAATTGCTGACCAGTTTGCACAAGGTGGCTGGGGCGATTCTTTTAATGAATTTATTACTGACCTAGTTACATACCCATGTGCTTTTATCAAAGGGCCTGTTGTCCGTAGACAGCGTAAACTTGGTTGGTCACAAGGGCCAGATGGTAAAACTATTGTAGAAGCTACAGAGGTTATCGCGCCTGAGTTTGAGCGTGTTGATCCTTTCCGTATTTATCCTGAACCAGGAATTTCAAATGTTAACGAAGGTTACATCTTTGAGCATCATCCCCTAAGTCGTACCGAGCTGGCTGACCTTGTTGGTGTGCCAGGGTACGACGACGATGCTATCCGCAAAGTACTGGACATCGGTAACGGCTCGTCATGGATTAATGAAGATGTAGAGCTGACTAAAGACGAAGAAGAACGTAAGTTCCATTCGTTTAACCGTCCTACTGAAACCTTTGATGCTCTAGAGTTCTGGGGCAAAGTAACTGGTAAAATGCTTATCGAGTGGGGACTTGATGAAGAAGAAATTGATGATGAGCATCGAGAGTATGATGCTAATGTTTGGATTGTAGGTAATTATGTTATTAAGGCTATTCTTAACTACGATCCGTTAGGAGAGAAGCCATATGCTAAAACGTCTTTTATCAAGCGCCCTGGCGCGTTCTGGGGTAGCGGTATTCCAGAAATTATCGAAGATATACAAAGCGTGTGTAACGCTGCTGCTAGAGCTTTGGTTAACAATATGGGCATTTCTAGTGGGCCTCAAGTCGAAGTTAACCTTGAGCGTATCCCGCCTAACGAAGACATCACGCAGCTCCACCCGTGGAAAATCTGGCAAGTCACGAACGACCCGTTAGGTTCAAGTGCACCTGCTGTAAGGTTTACACAGCCAGATGACAACGCAAACACGTTGTTAGGTGTCTATGACAAGTTTAGTAAACTAGCTGACGACCACTCAGGAATACCTTCCTATGTGTATGGCGACCTTAACGTCCAAGGGGCGGGGCGCACATCATCAGGTTTGTCTATGCTTATGGGCGCAGCTGGTAAGGGTATTCGACAGGTGGTTATGCACATCGATACAGATGTTATTAAGCCAGTTGTACATCGTCAGTTTGTATACAACATGCGATATGACGAAGATGAATCTATCAAAGGCGATGTTGAAATCTTGCCAAAAGGCTCGATTAACCTTGCAGTCAAAGAGACTGTTAACATCCGCCGTCTTGAGTTTCTTAACGCAACCGCCAATCAGATCGACATGGAGATCGTTGGTAAAGAAGGCCGTGCAGCGATTCTTCGCGAAGTGGCTAAAGGGTTGCAGATGCCTGTGGATGACATTATCCCATCTAGGGAGAAGGAAGGCTACATGAATCGAATGGCAGCTACAATGCAGCTTGAAGCTAAACAAGCAGAACAAGCAGCAGGAGGTAAGCCAGCCGAGATGCAGCCTGACGGTACCCCCAAAGGTGGACAAGATGCGAACACAGTTAGTACCCGCGACACAGGAGGAGCAGGATGATCCGGCCCTCTCCTGAAGTTACTAAGGCACTAGCCGCAAGTGTGCGCCAATATCCCGAGATAGCCAAATGGCTACAGGAATGGCGTATGCACGAGTTAGAGCAGCTACCCAACGTCGCACAGAATACGACACTTGCACAGGGGCGGTGTCAAGTTCTGTCAGAGCTTTCTAAGCTCGTGAGCGAGTCCCCTGAGATAGCGGCAAAGTCATCATGACAGCTGTTAATTGCGCACACCGATAGGAGCGTTCAACATGGCAATACCAAAGCAAGTTCAGATGCAATCTGAGGCAGTACAAGAACTTTATAAGGAACTCAATGGTGAGGTTGAGGCACAGGGCAATGCGCCCGAGGCTGAAGCTAATACTAATGAGGCACCTGTAGAGGAGGTTGTAGCCGACAGTGCAGAAGAGCAAGCACCTCAGTCTGGAACCGAGGAGCAAGGACAACCAGACACCGAAACTAAAGATACTTGGGAACAGAAGTACAAAACACTGCAAGGTATGTACAACGCAGAGGTTCCCCGCATGAAAGCGGAGAATCGTGAGTTGACATCCCGTGTTTCTCAAATGGAGCAACTGCTTAGCACACTGAATAGTCAGCCTGCTGCACAACCTGTATCTAGCGATCCATTGATTACAGATAAGGATGTTCAGGAGTACGGCGATTCTATTGACGTTATGCGGCGTGCAGCACGAGAAGAAGTGGCGCAAGCCAATGCTCGTGTGGCACAGCTAGAGCAACAAGTAATGCAGATGCAGACCAGCGTGGTACCGCAGATGAATCAGATCTCGCACGCACAGGCTCAGTCAGCAACGCAGCAGTTTTGGGCAGACCTTTCCAATAAAGTACCCGAGTGGAATGACATCAATAATGATCAAAACTTTCAGTCTTGGTTGTTAGAGATTGACCCGCTTACAGGTATTTCTCGTCAGACATATCTAGAAGACGCACAGTCTAACTTAGATTCTAACCGTGTGGCGCAGTTCTTTAAGTCTTGGCAAGAGGCAAACGGTATACCAAGTGTTGCTCAAACCAATCGGAAGGTTCCTTCTGAACAGTTGGAGAAGCAGGTATCGCCAGGGCGAGGTCGCTCAGGCACCAATACTATGCCATCCGAAGGCCAGACGTATTCACCCGCCGACATCGAGCAGTTCTTTGATGCTGTTCGTAAGGGTAAGTACAAAGGTCGTGAAGAAGAACGTGGCCGAATAGAACGTGACATTTTCGCTGCACAGCGAGAAGGTCGTATAGTCACTGCATAATTAAAAGGAGGCTAACATGGCTTTTGCAGTATCATCAGGTCGTCCGGACTACACGGGCAACTTTATTCCTGAGATCTGGTCAGGCAAGCTCATCGAGAATTTCTACGATGCGACTGTCCTGTCTGCGATCTCTAACACTGACTACGAAGGTGAGATTCGTAACATGGGTGACACGGTTAACATCCGTACCACTCCGGAGATCACCATCCAAACCTACGTTAAGGGCCAGACTCTTGCAGTCGAAAACCCTGACAAGGCTAAACTGCAGCTCGTAATCGACAAAGGCGAGTACTTCGCTTGCGTTGAAGACGATGTTGATCAGGTTCAGTCTGACATCGCATTGATGGATATGTGGTCTAAAGACGCTTCTGAGCGTATGAAGATCAAAATCGACGAGCGTGTCTTGACTGATCTACTACCAGATGTATCCGCAAATAACAAAGGCACAACAGCTGGCGCTATTTCTGGAAACATTGATCTTGGTGTAGCAGGTACTCCCGAAGCTCTTACAAAGAGCAATGTCATCGACAAAATCGTAGACATGGGAACAGTT